AAGGTCAAGTGACTTAGCAACTTCTTTAATTAGTTCTCTACGCTCAGTTAAACGAATGTCTACAGGGTTAGCAGTCATCTGCATGAACTGAATGAGGCGCTGACTACGTACTTCTTTGGCAATCAGAGCAGTTGAACCAGCAGCGACTATGTTCATGTCACCTTTGATTGATTCATCGACACACCAACGCATGTTCCAGTGGTACATAGAAGTAATAAGAGGTGTTGTGGCGTAATCATCAATGTTCTTGATTACTGACTTCATCGCTATGCTGGCAGCACCCATTAACATGGACATGCCCGATGCAGTCTTAGTCATTCCGGGAGTATGTTGGCCGTGACTATATGAAGGCATAGACGTTTCTTCATCAGCAAAGCGCCTGAACAACTCAATAACCGTAGTGAGATGTGCTGACACATTCTGGGGTTGGTAGAAACGAAGCATAGGAGTCCCTGCATCACCTCCTTCTCTTAACCAGATTTTCCAAGGATGAATGTCCGTAACGTCAGAACCAGGTGCAATCATGGATGTGTTTACTTCCACCTGTGGGCCTGATGAAATCGCTTGATTATCTATAAATATTCGTACTGCCGCGTTTATAGTAGCTTGAGAGTCCCGCATCATCTTAGGTACGCCAATACCCCACAACTGGTGAGGTGTTCTTTCGTACGGAAAGAGATGATAAGGTGTTGACTGAGCACTAATTGGGTTCAGTCGTGCACGAATTACTTCGTTGTCTGAGAACCACACATTGGCTTCGTACTCTACTTCAGGATCTTCAACTTCTAATCCAGCTGTAATTAAATCATGGCCATCAACAAGTCCCCAAAACTCTAAAACCTCAAATCGGTCTGAGCTATGGGATAAGTTATGTCCAGCAATCTGTCTGCGCTCTAACTCATGATGAAGTTCCAAATGGTTTCCGTCTGGATTTCTTGAGATAGTGTTGGCAATCGCATCAGAAAGAAAACCGTCTGTGGTTTTTAACTTTCGGAATTGATGCTTAGTCATAACGTGGCGATGGAAAATTCCTGAAAAGGAATCCAGCGCTTTTGAATGTGGGTCAGGGTACAAATCAAATATTGAAACGTGTTCTACATTTGGTTTAGGTGTTTCTTTCGATGAAGTTACCCAAGCACCTGTCTCGTCTTGCATCCATCGTTGTGTTTTGTCCATCCGAACAGTCGCACCTTTGATAGCACCAGTACCAACAATACAAGCTTCCATAATGGAGGATTTGTAAACTGATTCGTACTTAGCTTCTAGCAACTGATCTTTAATTTTCTCTTGCATCCGTTCACTACGGACTTTGGCTTCTTTCTTTAAGTCTGCTTTCATTCCATCAAGGATTTCCTTGACGCGAGCTTCCACTAAATCTGCTGGTAACTCTTGAATGGGTGTACCTTGTTGCTCCATCTGCTGCATTAGCTGCATCACTTCCATGATAGCTTGCTGCTTCATCTCAGATTCAGTAGGCCCATCGAATAAATCAGGGATTGGTGTAGGGCTAACGCTCCAAGGATGGTCACTTCCGTTGGGAAACAGTAGATCAATGATACGACCATACGCAGCCATGGTTTTTTCACGGGTAAGACGGACATAAATCTGTGAACGATTGGGGTCACTGTCTAAAGCGGCCTGTGTTGTGCTGTCATATAGTGCAGAAAAGGCACGAAGGTCTTCAATCCAATCTTTTTCAATATCAGTTCGGGCTTGGCTCCACTCATCAAAGCGTAATTTTAGCTTGCTGACTAAGTTACGGGCGACAGGAGACTCTTCTTTCTGCTCTTGCGGCTCACTTCTATCAATTTGCACTAGCATTTAATAACCCACACCCGCTTGAGCGGCTTTATATTGTCTTAGATTAACGATTGTATTGGCATAACTACGCGGCATTCTTCTATACATCTCTGCTGCAATGGCATATGACATAACTCTGTCATCAAAGTACCCTGCCCTAGCGTTGGTTGATCCGTTTGCGGCTACAATATAGGTTTCCATCTCGCTAACAGTGTCTTCACAAACAATTCCACTGTCCTCATCTCTAACAAGGCTAGCTAAATTGTCTATGATTAATGGTTTAGAGCGGCTGGTGGTTAACCAACCCAGTTTCTTGAACTGCTTTCCGTCATATTCGCGCTCAAGTTCTTCTTGAATGTAGATATTTGGGTAGCCTTTATTCTTTAAGATGGTTAGCGTGGTCAATCCGTGGTTGTTTCTTTCTACACCCATGAATGCTTTGCGGTATAGCATGCCTAAAGCGTACAAGAGGTCTCCAAAATGATCAGGAGAGATCTTTCCATGCCACTGCGCCACTTGGTTGCCGTCCTCGTCTAGCACGTCAGCGCAAGAGAAGTCTCCTTTCTCAAGGCCTTCAGCAACGTCAGCTCCAATAACATAACGCCTGTTAGTTTTGGGTAAATCCCACACCTTCAGGCAACCATCTTGCTTTTCTATCAGCTCAGCCGTATTGATGTTTATGTCAGCAATAATCTTAGCTGAGTAACACTCATCCCTTGCAGCCATTAACCAAGTTGCTGGGAATACAGTGCGACCTGAAGAGATGAACGCTTCGTTGGCGGTCATCGGATATTCTTGACGGAACAGATCTTCTGAACGCAATTCGTAAATCTTGTTCCTACGCCAAAACATTTGTTCGTCTGTTAAGTCGTAGGTCTTTTGTATTTGAATTTCATCTGAGGTTAGTTCCAAAGATGAGGGAGCCATCATTTGGTACTCTGGTTGCCAGAACCAAGGCACAAATATTAATCTGTACTGGCCTTCGCCACGCTGAGCCGTCTGAACCATGTCGTAGAAAACACCACCGACTCCGTTGGCTGTAGACTCAAGGATTACCTCAGTGTCATCTTCCAAAGGAACGGCCTGTAAAATACCAGCCAAGTGTTCCTCACCATTAGGCCAGAAGCCAACTTCGCTCCCATGAAAATACTGTAAGGTTTGTGATCGGCCTACAGCTTTGTTACCAGCAGTACCCACCTTGTAACCTGAGTCCAACTTGTCGAACACTAATTCTTTAGCGTTGGAGCTGGACACTGACGGCCTAAAGGGATTGCCCTCATGGTAACGTCTAACCATGTCAAATAAGTTTGAGGTAGCCTCATGCTCATGTGTGAGGATGAAAGCTCTCTTGCCCTTGCTCTGACTTACCTTGTGGTAAAGTCTAGCCTCAGCGTAGGTACTACACCCTTGCTGACGGCCTTTTAATATTAGTACTCTGACTCTTCCGATCTCAGACTTTTGTTCTTCAATCTTTTGATGAATATACATCTGAGCTTTGTTTAATTTAAAGCGCTCTTCTTGACCACTCTTAGCTCTAATATTCAAGCAAGCGGCAGCAAAGTAAGGGAAGTTTGTCTTAATAGCACGAAGCTTTTTCCGCTCAGCGGGTGTCATTAATTCTCTCTGTCAAAAAAGGATGATTCATTTGATAACTCAACCTGATCATCTCCATATTCCATATCATCAAAGAGAAGGTGAGTATCTTCTTCGTGCTCGATGACTTCATCATCAAGATCAGGTAAATCGGCAATCACATTCTCAATCGACAGGGTGGCATCAATTTCTTTTTTGTCGGTGAACATTGCAAGGTGTCGGCCAAGTTGAGTCCAAGCTGTAACCCTAGATCCGGGAGAACCATTGTCTTTATCTTTGGCTTCTTCTAATAAGCCTGTGATAATTTCAGCTTCAGTTACTTTCAATTTTCTTCTCGATATAGCTTGCCGTCTATCAATGGCTCTAATCACATTCGGATTAGCCATGATGTCTTTGGCTTTAGTTTTCTTTCCGTAACCTGCGTAATCTTTGGCCGCTGTAAAATCTAAGGTGGCGCAATAAGCTTCTACGAAAAGATTCTGCTTGGGCGTAACAAGATCACCTGTTAACGCATTGATCGTTCCACCCCAACGCTTCTGAGCTGTCTCAATACCAATCTCTTGGCTACGGCGACTACGTGCGTCTTTAACTCGCTTGGCGTTCTCTTCTCTTGCCGCGAATTTTTTATCGACCACAGCTTGCCTTGCTCGGAACTTTTTATTTTCCTCGACACGCTTAGCATTTTTAAAGATTGATTTTCTTTGAGGGGGGTTAATGTCTTCTGACATGATGTAACCCTTGTAAAATAAGCCTATCCAAGGACAGAAAGGCTTTAAAGGACTGCGACACCCTTACATAAAATAGTGTTCACTCCCAA